GCGAAGAGTGCAGCAGTTCCCGCTGCTGCTAAAAGAACCCAATAGACTTTATCTATCTTACCGCCCAATTTTTCTACATCCTCGTGTACGTGTTTTAAATTTTTCTTAACACCTGAAATGTGTCCGTATAAAGATAAAATGTGTTCTCTGGTTGTTTTGGGTTCTATTGCCATTATACTGGTTTGTTAGTTTTTCTTTGATTTTTTCTATACATTTTTTCCATAGGATCTAATAATACTTCTTCTGAAGAAGTTAGTCCAGTGACTGGATCTACAGTCATTGGTGGTTTTATTATATTATTTTCCCCTAAAAATCCTAAATTAATTAAAGGAGCTTGTACAGTGTTTAATATTTCCGATCCTAAAGTAAGGTTAAGAGGATTTTCTAGTTCTGGAAACATATCGTTTAGATCATACCTAAATAATTGTCTTCTAATATTTGCAATTAGAGGCAATATATCTCTTAATGGATCTCTATAATTTGGATCTACTTCTTGTATGTCTCTTGTTATTTGTCTTGATTTACGAAATACATTTTTAGAAGGAACGTAAGGAACATACATTTCTTTTCGAATAGCTCCATAATTTTTTTTTCCAATCTTACCAGAAACATAAGATCCAATTTTTCTCATATCTCCTTTTAATGTTGTAGCTGCTTGAACATCTTTTAATAATTCTTTTTGATTACTAAACAAAGCTCTGTTAGCATTAATGTAGGCATCTACTAATGCAGTTGGAGTTACCTCTCCACCTCTTAAAGCTACAGTTGAAAATAAAGCTTTAGATTCTCTAGCACCTCTTAAGTAATCTGCAGTTTTATAAATCATAGATTTTTCAGGTTCAATTTCAATTGCTCTTGCACCTACGATTCCCATTAACTCATTTGATAATTCATACTGTCTTCCTCTATCATCTAGTCTACCCAGGTCATCAGTAGGTTTCATAGATAAGCCAATTCTTTTTAATTGTTTCCAGTTCAAAGGTGCTTGCGATTGAATCAAATGTCCTACTGCTTTAGAAACTTTTGTACCTATAGGGTCTTGATTACTCCATACTTTATAACCTTCTGGAGTTCTACCATTTCTACCTAAAACAGGAGCCACATCCATTAACGCTTGAGTCCAAATAGATTCACTAACGAATGGTGAACCTAATTCTTTTGTAGATTCAATCATACCCATAATAAAATCATCCATCATTCCATTCTTATCTGTTTCTCCAGCTTGTACTCTGTTTAATATAGTTTGAATGGGTCTTGTAATTGTATCGTATGCATTAGCGTGAGAGAAATCTACGTATTTTAATTTACCAGTTTCTTTATCTCTAATTGGAATCAATGTAGAGTTTTTAGACCAGTCCGCTACAAATCTTCTCATCGCTGAACGTTCATCTTCTGTTACATTGTAAAGCGCTGACATACCAGCTGCGATCCCTGTAGGTACGGCAGCTGTTGTAAAGGCCATACCACCTAATCTTTTAAGACCTATATTTCTTAAAGGTTTTACTAATTTTCCATTAATAGTAGTTTCATAAAATATTTCATCTAGTGATCTAGATACAATGTTAGTGCTTGTTCTCATTATTTCCGCTGGGAAAGATACAAAGTTTCCAAGCGGAAACTTTCTTAAACCTTTTACAAATTCAGAAACATAAGCGTAGTTTGGAATATTATTTCTAATGATATCTGCTGACATTTCATCAAACATTTCATCTTTCCATCTTACTGTTGGAATTGCCTCCTCTGCATCAGCTCTACTCATACCTGATTTTATTAATTCTTTTACTTTTTTAGCTCCTTCTATGTCGTGAAACTTTACACCTTCTCTTAAACCATTATTTCTAAAAGCTTTTTGTAATCTTGAATTTTCACCTAAAAAAGAAAATATCTTCCAGAAGTCATCTTCTGCTGTGTATGCATCTTCAGAAAACTTTTTAACTTTAGATAAACCTTTAAGTAATCTGTTTAATCCATAACTTGCTAGGTTATCCGCAGATGCAAGTTTACCAGTAACTCCACCAAAGTTAACATCTCTTAATAAGTTTTGTAGATCTCCAAGTTGTACTTGTGAGTTAACTACACCTAGTCTTAAAAGTTTTTGATAAAACTCATTTGAATTTCTTGTTCCTGGTCCTGCAACTTGTAAAGCATTAAACGCTTGCTTAACCGCTTGAGGATCCGAGAAAGGAACGATACCATTAGCCATAGCAAAAGCTCCTGCACTTACAAAGTTTCTTGCGTGAGTAAATGGAGATAAAATTGTTTTAGCCATTTGTGATGTAGCTTTAGGATATAGAATTAAGTTTTGATAAATTTGAGAAGTAAGACTTTTACCTGCAGCCATTTCATCAATAGGTTTTACAATACTATCTACTGTTCCTGCTAATGCATACTTCGTTTGTAGTGGGTTATGAATAGGAAGTTCCATATCTACTTCCCCTCTTAATAAAGGTTTACGTTCACCTTTTAATGGTTTTAAAGTTTGTTTGTAGTCAAGAAAAGGATCAAGCGGCTCTATACCTTTTATCCCTGCTTTAGTAGCTTGAACGGGAGTAACTGCTTTCCAATCTACATTTTCTATTCCACCAAACAATCTTGCTGCTTCATCTCTACTGTTAGCAAACGTAGGAGTTTTACCTGCAGCTCTTAATTCATTAGAAGTATTTAAAAGATTATCGAAGTATTCATTACGTCTTACAATACCAGATAGTTTATTAGTACCATTTAAAATAGTTTGAAAAGCATCATTACCTTTACCAAACAAATCCTCTATAACTTGTTTTTGTACACCAGTCATTTCAGCTAACCTACTATCATTTACTTTTAATGCATCATCTGCTGCAGACTTTCCTAAAAAGAAATCAGGAACTTGAAAATAAGGATCTGATTTAGAGTTTAGTTTAAATCCTTCTTCAAGACCTGCAGAGTTATAAACTTTTAAAACTTCTTTCTGTGCTGCTGCATCAGATAATTCTTTTCCTACATTATCTCTATATAATTGTTTGAAAGATGCTTTAGCAGATTCCATTATTTGAGCAGTAGGTGTGTACATTTCACCTACTTTAGATTTTCTATTTTTAAATACATCGTATGTAGAGTCTAACCACGTAGTAACTTTATCTCCAAACAATGTTCTAAATTCTTGTGCTCCGTTTGCATCTAATCTTCTACCCATTGAAGAAAATAAATCACCCCAACCAGATCTCATTACTCCAAGATTTAATTTTATAGCTTCTATATCGTTAGCCTTTGCTCCTAGTTTAGCTAACTGTTCTGTAAACTCATTCATAGCTTGAGTATTCATTCCACCAAATCTAACTTTTTCAATTAACTCTCCAGTAGCATCAGTAGTTGTTTCAATAATAGGATCTAATTTATTTGCATTTCTCTCACTAGATAGTAAAACTTTATTCATCTGTCGAAGAAGTGACTTACGTTGGCCATCTACAGTTTTGTCACCAATGGCTCTTTTAAAAAATGGAAACAGTTTACTTATCTGTCCGTCTAATTCTCTTACAATTGTTTCAGTAACATTTTGATCAGAAGCTTCAACTCCTACTAATTTTCTTTCTTGTTGAAATGCTTCTTTAGTTTGTTTACCTCTAGATCTAAAAGGTTGAGAAACCCATTTGTCTAACCATTTATTAAATCTACCATTAACAACTTGTCCTGCATTGTCTGCGTTTTTTAATTTTTTAATTGCAACACCTGCACCTCCAATAGCTCCGGCAAACAAAGCACCTTCAGTTCCAAACTTTAATCTATTTAATAATTCTCTTCCAGGATCATAATCGGTACCTTCTAAACCTCTGTCTAGTTCTGTAAAACCACCTATTAAATCTCCAAATGTTCCTGCGTCTTCTGTATCAGCTACAAAAATACCTTCTGCAACACCCGCTCCTAGTGCTCCTGATCCGAATGTAATTGCTTTACCTGTCTTGGTAAGTTGAGGTGCTACTTTTGTAGCTAATTTTTTACCAATAACTTCAACAGCTTCTTTACCAGCTTTGGTTCCAAGGTTTACTAGTCTACCACTTTGTGATGCAACAATACCTGCTCGAGCTATATTGGATGCAGCTTTAGCTGCAAACCCACCTGGTACACCAATGTTAACAATTAGTTCTGTAATTCTACCAGCAGCTGTTGCTTCTGCCATTTCATCAAAAGGATTTATGTCTGCAAAATATTTTTCTACTTCAGCAGCTTTATCAGTGTCATTAAATAAATCATAAAACATTGCACCTGTAGATATGAAACCTTCAGGTATTTTAAAAAGACCAGAACCGATTCCAGCCATTGCTGATTTGAATGTGCTTATCTCGTTGTTTTCTTCTGCTTCTAGAACGGGTACTTGAGTTAACGCTTCGTAATTTCGAGTGGCCATTTAACCTCCCTATTGCATTTGAATTTTTTTAGTAAGAGACTCAACTATCTCACCATTTTTTATTACTACTATTTCTTTTGCTGTTGCATCTAAATATGTACCATCTGCTTGCTCTTGACCATTTACAAATAATCCACCCCAGTCTTTGTAATAAATAGGACCATCTGCAAGCACGTCGTCTGAAGTATATGCACCTGCACCTTCATCAAGATTGTTAAAAGCGTTAGCAGCTTGTCTAAATATATTATTAGCATATCCAGCTTGTCGAAGAGCTATACTGTGTTCTTTAGTATTTGGCTCTAGGCTTGATAAATACAGAGTATTTTTTTCAATAATACCTTTTGCAAATTTTTTATTTTTAATTTGCTCTAATGTATCCATTCTTCTTGCAATAATTTGTTTTTCTGCATTGCTTTCTGAAGTTTCTAATTGTAGTTTTAATCGTTCCAGTGCAGCATCAATTGTTTTTTCATTTTGTAAATCTTTAAAGTCAAAATTTTTATCTTGCATTAATTCTTTAAATGCCATTTGAGTAGCAGCATCAAATCTTCCTTCTTCTCTATTAGCTGCAGAATCTTCTAATTTTTCTCTTCTTAAATCTCCTCTGTCTTTTTCTTTTTCAGATCTGCTTGGTCTATCAATCACACGTCCAGCAGATTCTCCTAGAGCTTGTTTGATATCTTTTCCTTCACCAACAGTTCTTCTAAATATATCTAATCCAATATCAGACAGATCTTCAATTCTTGCTTTCTTTAATCTACCTGCAGATCTTTCATCTGCTGCTGCTAATCTTTCAGCTAATCGTTCATCAGATCCAGCCTGCATTGCATCAAAGTAACTGTCTGCTAATTCTTTATAACCTACTGCACCACCATCAACTGTTTCTTCTCCTTCTACTTCTGTAACACCTACTGGTATTTCAAAATCATCTTGAGATGCATCTTGTCCACCACCTTTTATTCTATTAGCTTCTTCTTCTTCTCTTCTTTTTCTATCGTTAATTTTTTTAACTTGATCAAGACCTTCTTGGTCCATAATAGCTTGTTCTCTTGCATCATATACAGGATTATCTATGTAAGATTTTTTTCTTTGTTCGTTTCTTAAATCAACTTCTGCAGGTGTCATATAAGCTTCTTCATATTCATCTTCAGAAGATATTTGAGGAATTAATTCATTAGATAGTTTGGTTGCTTCAGGCATTACATCTCTATCATAAATTCTTTTAAAATCTTTTTGATTACCAAAGAATGGAGAATCTTTATCTTCAAATTCAGTACCTGCCATATAATCTATAAATCTATTACCACCTTTTTCTAAAGGTGATTGTATGTAGTTCATATATAAATCTTTTAATGTGCTATTTAATTGAGCAGTGTCTTTACCAAACCCTGACATAAATACTTTTTTTTCAGCCATTTTTTTAATATCGGCACCTGTAATTCCTCCATCAGGCACGGCTGAATATCCTGCTGGATAAATAGGTCCACCTACTTGATAACCAACTCTACCGCCGTCCGCGAGTCCCGTAGCAATACCGTTTCCATAACTAGAAACCGATCCGCCTCTAAACATTGGTCTTCTTAAAATTTTACTCATTAGCCGAATAATCCTAACTTACCACCAATACCTGCAATACCTGCGGCACCTCCTAGGAATTGTGACATAGGACTAGCCGGAGCTGCTGGTGGTGCATAACCTACAGTTTGTGTAGCAAATGCTCCTGGTTGAATTTGTGCAAGTTGTTGACCAATCAATCCTAGTTGTGTGAATGGTTGGAACTCTGCTTCTCTGTTTGCAATTTGTGTTGCATCATATCCTGCTTGTTCTACAGCTTGTTGTTGTTGACCTAGCGCAGATTGATACTGACCTAAACCTTGTCTTGCAGTTAAGTCAGCTGCTCTTGCTGCTTGTGCTTGTTGAAATCCTTGATTTAATAATTGTGCTTGTAACTGTGCTCTGTTCACTGCACCTTGATTCATATATTCGGCTTGCATTACACCTTCACGTCCACCACCATAAGCACCCGCTTGAATAGCTTGATCTCTTAATCCTAGTTGACCAATTGTTTGTTGTCTGTCAAATTCCGATAGACTTGCATCCATTACCTGTTGTTGGTAAGGAGACATAAAAGAAGCAATCGAACCTTCTGTTGGCGGTCCTACTCTACCACTAGCATCTAAACCAGTTCCAACTAAAGAACCTAAACCTCCTGCTGCTATTGCTGCATCAGTTTGTAATTTTGTTTGTTGTGCAACCTTTGGATCATAAACTGATGTATCAATACCAGAAAAACCTGTAGGGACTGCGCCTTTACCTAATTTATCTACTTCATTTAAAAAGGCTGTAAGTGAGCCTGTAAGTATCGGTGCTGGTTTGTTTATTGTTACTGTTTCAGTCATTATGCTCTCGCTTCTAGTTTATTCATTGTTTCGTACATTCTTTTTGCACCTTTGTTAACACTGCCACCACCTGCTGCTCTAACAGCATCTGCTGTCATTACAAATTCATTTTTAGAAAGTCTAGCAGGAACGTCGTCTGCTCTTTCTTTTTTACCTATTGGAACAAATCCTCCGCCTCTTAAATCCATTTCTTTACCACCAAGATTCATTAAGCCACCATCTTTTTTGTTTTGAATTTTTTCTTTTACAAATTCACCAGTTTTAATTGCTAAACCTGCAGGAGTAGTATAATTAACAACATCAACTATTTTTTCAGATATATCCATTACTTTATCTTTATCTTTTTGTTCTAAATTTTGATACATTTTGTAAGCATCAGAACCTATTTTATACATCATTCCAGGAACTCCTAATAACATAGGTCCTATTTCTTTAGCTATACTTACAAACATACTGTCTTTTATTTTATCTTGTGATTCTTCAATTTCTTGATTATCAACAATTTCGACAGTTTCATCTATATTATTAAAATCAGGTTTTTGAGATTTATATTTTTCACTGTAATCTGTAATATCTTCTATGTCGGGGTTCATAATTTTAAACTCTCTCATATTTTCAATCTTTTCCATAACTGCAGGATTACCTAAAATACCTGGTTCGGTTTCCATATAATCCATTCCACCACCTTTTAATCCTACTCTACCACCAGTTTTATATCCTGCTGCTTCTATTGCACTTAAAATTTCATCTTCACTTGCGCCGTACGCTTCCATAGATTTTCTAATCGCGGCTCTGTATGCATCGTCCGTATAACCACCGCCACCACTATCTTCAGACATCATATCATCGTATGCGTCTTGATCTCTTTTACCTTGTGCAAACATATTATCCATAGCTCCTTGTGCTGCTGGTATTCCGTATTTAGTTAAACCAGGTGCTTGCATAAAGTCAGAACCTCTACCTAAATAATCTATTCCAACATTTCTTGCTTTATCTAAAAAACTAGAAGGAGCTAATTCACTTCCTTTCATACCATATTGCGTCATTTCATTAGCGCTTGTAGGTCTAAATCCTTCTAAAGAAGATTTAAATCCTGGTGCAGTCATAGCACCTGACAACGCTCCGAGTCCCGCTGATAATAAATTAATATCTCCTTCATTACCTTCTTGTGCTAGTTGTCCGGCAACATTCATACCACCAGACATTAATGCTCTTTGCATAATACCACTACCCATAAAAGAACCGGGACCTAACATCATAGGCGCAAAAGCTGCTGCGTATGGTAGGAAAGGTTTTATTTCATTAGGTACTATCTTATCTAATACCTTTGATACTGGTTTGAATATTTTTTTAAGTAATCCCATATTTTCTCTTTATATAATGTAGTGATAGCAAGTTTGCCAAGCTTGTAAATAGGCGAGTGTATCACAATTTACAAGGTTTTTAAACATTCGTCAATCGCTGATATTAAAACCAGCGCCTATCTTTATCTCTTCCACAGTCACATTTACATCTCTTCTTATGTGTTCTGCTTTGGTTTCTGTACTAGCATTCTGTACATCTGCCAATGCTTCTGCGTCTGACATATACTCTTGACCTGTTTCTGTGTTAGTTAATGTTACCTCACATTTAGGTGTAATTACTGGTACTCTTTGACCATTAATAGTTTCATACCTAACCGAAGCTTCTGTCTCAATAAACGGCATTATCTGTCCTCTCTGTTAATTTCTAATATAGATGCAATAACATCTACATTACCACTACTTGCTTGTACCTTTAATACTTCACTTTCTAACATAATTAAAGGTTCACTCAATACTTGTTCTTTTTGATTAGCAGATAAATTAATATCATTATCTACTACAAATGCCGTACCTGCTGCATTAGTTAATGTTGCTTTTACTACAGCTGCACCAGCATTATCTTCTGACACTAATAAAGATTTTACAATAGCTCTAGAGTTAGAGGGTACTGTATACAAAGTTGTATTGTCAGTATTAGTTAAACTTACTTTATCGTTTCTATATATATTTGCCATTTTATCCTAGTCCAAAAAAGGTATATCTTTCCGAGTCCTCTTTTAGTTGTGTTAAGTATGTAGAGTTTAACTGTTCAATAATATTAGTTAGGGCTCTGTTAATTTGTCTTTGGTTATCTTCTGTATATTCTTTTTTAGGTTCTGGTAATCTTACTGCTATTTTAGTCATTAACCTCTCCTTCCATCTGGCTGTATATCAACTTGGAATGTACCAAATCTCCAAGATTCATTTACACCAGTATTCTCTATCTTAATATTTGCATATCTTCCTCTTGCCCTAGTGTCAACTTTTAAAGTATTTGAATTGATAATAAAAGGACTTAATGCAGTTTGAATATCATCTTCGGATGGAAAATCTTTTATAGATAAGGTTACTTGGTTGTTACCTACAAGAACTTTAAAGTTTGGTAAGAATCTTCTCATAGCTAAAAAGACTTCAGCTTGATCTGGTTGTAATGAAAAACTAAATGATTGTATAAAAGAAGTTAAAGCTGTTACACTTCCATTTGGATTTACTTGATCGTTCCCCGTTTCGTGTTCAAAGAATACAGTCTGACCTAAACCTGACTCACCAATGACGACTGGAAAAGTACCGGTGTTGGCACTATTATAAGCAGTTG